CCGGCTTTTCAGCTGGGAAACCCCCCTTTCGGGGTCTTGTTTACGGGCAAGATTCCGTTAGTTCCTGGGGTTCTCCTTCTACTTCAATAAAAAGGAGCAACCGTACCTGGCGTAGTGCCAATGCGGAAGGAACATTTGTTGCACCCTAATGTGGGATGCGATGACGTGTACACGGTGTACTGGTGGGGACTGAAGGCAGGCCGTAGGGCAATTGCTGCGTAAGTTCGTCAACCCACCCCAACCAACCGGACCTCGCTGTGCCCGATGGCACACCCAACACATCCATTCAATGCAGGCAACTAGACAAGCTAAATTGTATGCATCTTTGGATTCGAGCTGGCGTACCGTTCGAGGGCTGACTTTGAAGCCCGACTTCCTCCCCCGCTCCCTTCCTACTAAAGACTTCCTCGTGGACTTGGCTCAGTTTCCTAGCCAGTGCTCCAATGAGGAAGCGTCCACTCGTTTCTCCGCCTTCTTGTTCGCAAAGGCAATTCCGAAGGATCAAGATCCTGATCAACTTCTCGGCGCCTACGCAGAGAAACTCTCCCAGCCCCCCCTCGACAACTCCCGATTTAAATCCGCTCTGTCCAATTATTTGATCCCTACGTTTCGGCGTGGTTGGGATCATAATTACGAGCATGAGGTAATGTCCGGCATCCTTTCCAACGGTAAGACCGTTGAAGGTATCGAATGTTCCGATTGGGATTTACCTCCCGAGCACTTCAGATCTATGTGTCTCGGTGACTTGAATCTTCCAACTTGTGCCTTTTCTTCCGCAAAGAACCATAAAGCGATTGCCATTTTCGATAGTGGCAAATATCGCCTTGTTACTCTTGGTTCTAAGTGGTTGCACTTGTTGGCCCCCCTCCACCGCATGATCTACTCCGTCCTTACATCTAAGGGTACGGTTCTCCGCGGTTCACCCCTTCCCTCCACCTTCCAAGCTTTCCCTACTTCCTCCGACCCCATCTGCTCCGGCGATTATGAAGCCTCGACTGACAATTTGTCGAGTGCCCATGGCCGCCACATCCTCAATATGCTCGAGCAAACCTCGACGCATGTCCCTCGTCAAATTTGGCAACTCGCTTACGCTTCCCTAACCGGTCGAGTGGTTTACTCCACAAAGGCCGGTAAGATCCACAGCTTCGATCAGAATACTGGTCAGCTGATGGGAAACTACCTATCCTTCCCTCTGCTGTGCATTTCCAATGTCTCGACTCTGTTCTTGGCATTTGGATCTGCGCGTGCATGGAGGATGGTGTGGGAAAAGCGAGTGGTTGTCAACGGGGATGACATAGTGTTCCAGGCCAGCCTGGGTGATGTAAAAGAGTGGAAGACCCAACTTCCCAACAGTGGTTTCGTGATGAATGAATCTAAGACCGGTTTACACCGGCAATTATTCACACTTAACTCGAAGTTGTTTCGTGTGGGTCGGAAAAGAGTACGCAAAATCTGGCATCTTATTCCTAAAGGTATTTTCAAGAAAGTGGATATGACAAGGCATGTCGACGTCATGAGCGCCCATGCATCCATTGTTCGAGAGAATACCCGAGGTGCCCCGCAAAAGGTGTGGGCGCGTGTTACACGCGCTCTTGCGAGTGTGAAGAAGAAGGCGATTTGGATGACGTCCATTAAGCGCCTTGCCGGAGACTCCATGAGGGAGTACGAAGCGTGGCCCCGCGATTGGAAGTTCGCGGAAAGAATTAAGTCGTGGGATGTGGTGTTCAACCCACTGAGGGAGAGAGTTTCGGGCGGGGTGAGGATTAGAGGAATTCGGAAAGAGACCGCGACGAGGGCCCAACTGGGGAATTCACCGTTCGTCTGTGCCAATGCACGATTCGGACGGGTGCACCGTGAAAAAGTGGTCGAGTCAAATGACCGCTATATCACGAGTCGGGATTGGGCCGATGCTG